TGATCAAGTGTGGAGCTATGAGATGAGTAAGGCCTGCTCCATATATAAGATATATAGGCAATGGACAGTAGCGGAGTATATGAGAGATGTTGATCTGCTGTACAAAAAGAAATCGGCGCAAAAGATTGTAAAAAAAGAATTATATAGTAGCTTTAGGCAGATAGACATTGTATTGTGGTTAGCCGCACGATGGAAAGAGGTGAAAGACAGTGAGGGAAAAGCATAAACTATTTGCAGAAGAATACATAAAGACGCTCAATATCACGCAGTCAGCTAAAAATGCAGGATACAGCGCGAAAACTGCCTACGCAATAGGTTTTAAGTTGCTCAAAAATGCTGATATACAGGAATATATCAAAAAGCGTATGGCTGAGGTAGACCACCAAAAAATAGCATCGGCTAATGAGGTGCTGGAGACGCTCACCCGGATTATACGAGGGCAAGAAAAAGAGCAATTTGATCTAGATGTAGCGATACAAGACAAGCTCAAGGCGGCCGAGCTGTTAGGCAAGCGATATGCGCTATTTACGGATAAGCTGGACGTATCTGGTGGTGATATTGCGGTAACATTGGCAAAAGCTCGTGAGAGAGCAAATGAGGTATCTGACAATGACTAATATGATTAACGTGCTCCTAAAGTATTTGATAGATAATTGCATTGTTTATACAACATATTGTATATAAGTATCAGAATAAGCGGGAGTTTAATACAAGATGCGGAATAAAGATGATAATTTACTACAAATAGCTGATTTATTAGGCTCATATACCAATGACCCCTTGCGATTTGTGATGGCGGCTTTCCCCTGGGGCGAGGGTACGCTTGAGGATATGGACGGTCCGCAGGAGTGGCAAAAAGATGCTCTCAGGGATATACGTGATGGTATCAAGACTGTGAGTGAGGTAGTACGGTTGGCGATCGCATCCGGAAACGGCATCGGAAAATCGGCACTTGTAGCGTGGATTATATTATGGAGTATTAGTACCTACGAGGACACGAGAGGAGTTGTGACTGCCAATACAGATGCGCAGTTACGTACTAAGACATGGGCCGAGTTGGCTAAATGGTATCATCTGTTTCTTGGCAAGGATATGTTTACTTTTACAGCTACGGCAATATTTAGCAGCCAAAAGGGACATGATAAGACGTGGCGTATCGATGCATTGCCGTGGTCAGATAGTAACCCGGAAGCATTTGCAGGGCTGCATAACAAAGGAAAACGGCTGTGCTTAATAATGGACGAAGCGTCTGCTATACCCAATGAGATATGGGAAGTAGCAGAAGGCGCAATGACAGATAAAAACACACAAATAATGTGGCTGGCGTTTGGTAATCCCACCCGGAATACTGGACGCTTTTTTGATGCATTCCATCGTTTCCGGCAATACTGGACAGGACGGCAGATTGATAGCCGTACAGTAGAGATCAGCAATAAAAAACAGCTGGATACGTGGGTTGAGCAGTACGGTATTGATAGCGATTTTGTCAAAATACATGTACTGGGACAATTCCCTAACAGCTCCGAAAATCAGTTTATTAGTGTTGATTTAGCACAAGCGGGCCGAGGTAAAAAGCTGCTGCCGATTGAGTATAACTTTGCTCCTGTTGTGATTGGCTGTGATCCAGCTTTTACGGGGGCTGATACGACGGCTATCACACTCCGACAAGGTCTATATAGTCACGTACTACAAGTAATACAGTATACGGACAATCTAGTGCAGACGGCCAATATCCTCGCAAAATATGAGGACAGGTATCATGCAGATGCGGTTGTCATTGATATTGGCGGCATTGGGGCTGGTGTTATTAGTGCCGGTCGGACATTAGGACGCAGCTGGATTGGAATCCATTTTCAGGGCAAATCTCCCAGCCCTGTATATTACAATATTAGGTCTTATATGTGGGGACAAATACGGGAGTGGCTCAGAGAGGGCGGCGCATACGATGACGATCAGCAAATGTATGATGACCTGATCGGCCCGGAGCTCAAACCTAGGCTGGACGAGATGATCCAATTGGAGAGCAAAGAGGACATGAAAAAACGTGGATTGCCAAGCCCTGACCGAGTGGACAGCTTGGGATTAACATTTGCTGTGCCAATACGCAAAAAACAAGCGTCAACGCTGTGTAATACAGAGTATAACTTTTTCCCCAATCGTAATAAAAGGAGATAAAAATGAGACATAGACGATCTATAAAGATGTTTGATTTAACGAGAGTACATGCATATGGATGCGGTGGAGGTGACGGACTGCTTGGCTTACTGGGACTTGGTAAAACTAAGAGCGTCGATGTGACTACGGCTACGGCACCAGTTACTAATGATACAGGGACAGCCGCTTTAGATGCGCAAGAGGCACAACGTAAAAAGTTGGCACAAAATAAAGGGTACGAATCCACTGTAAGCGCAGGCAATAGCACGCAAACAGGGCAGGTAGGGACTAAGTCATTACTGGGGAGCTAATATGCAAAATTGGGATCCGAAAGAAAAAGAATACGTACAGAAAAAGTACAAACAATTGCATAAAGACTTTGACGACTGGAAATCACTATATCAGGATGTGCGTGATTTTGTCTTTCCGTATGTGGGTGAGTTCGAGGGCGACGAAAAGAATAAAGGATATCATCACGACGATGACCTACTACGCACCATGATTATCAAGTATGCCAATATCCTAGCAGCTGGTATGCAATGGGGCATTACGTCTCCTACTCGCCCGTGGATTAAGACAGGCGTACCTGATAAACAAGTCATGGAGTTGCCAGAGGTAAAAAATTGGTTTTCAGCTGTAGATGATATCATCATGGACATATTATCCCGTGGTGGATTTTACCAAGAGAATCAAAAATTTTATCTGGAAATGGGCGTGTTTGGTACCGCTGCTATGTTTATCCAGCCTGATAGCGAAAACGGGTGTGCCTTCCATACATTTACAATTGGGGAATACTTTATTGGCGTAGACAGCCGAGGCAAGCCTAATTCATTCGGACGTATCATGAGCCTGACAAAGGATCAGCTAAAAGAGGAGTTTGATATACAAGACGATACTATGGACTTAGGCGGTATCAATAATGGATATTACACGGTGTATCATTTGATAGCTCCTAATCCAGATGCAGACGACACTAAGTTAGGACGTAAATCAATGGCATATCGTGAGTGGTACTGGACTAAGGGACAAAAGATATTACGCATTGGTGGGTATAATGATTTCCCCGTCACAGTCGGACGATGGTTTACAAAGGGGTCTGATGTATACGGCACGGGTCCTGGTATCTGGTCACTTGGGGATGCAAAGCAAATGCAAGTGATTTGGCGTGATATTACAATGGCAAGTGAGCTTATGGTCAAGCCCCCAATGCAGGCACCTAGCAGTATCCTTGCGAGTGGCGGGATTAATCTTATGCCAAGCGCAGCCAATTATTATGATCCGGCGGCGGGTGATGTAGGGATCAAGCCATTGTTTGAGATCAATCCAAATATGCAAGGAGCTGTATCTGTACAGCAGGCACTAGAGGATTGCATTAAAGAGCATTTTAATGTCAAGGTATTTCAGATGCTCAGCGAGATGGATAAGTCTAATATGACAGCCCGTGAGGTTATCGAGCTGTCGGCAGAAAAGATGTCACAAATGGGACCGTTGGTTGATCGCATGGAAACAGAGATATTGCCAACAACTGTTGACCGAGTGATCAATATCTGTATGCGATTGGGATTATTCCCACCACCGCCAGATGCTATACAAGGTGCAGAGATACAGATTAAATATAGATCGGTATTGGCACAGGCACAGCAGCAAAATTCGATCACTCCAATACTTGACACAATTAGTACTGTCATTGGATTCGCTGCACAGACGCAGCAACCGGAAATATTGGATAAAATAGATTTTGACAATGCAACGGATAAGCTGGGAGACCTAAACGGATTGCCGACAGGTATTATTCGTGACGATGATCAAGTGGCACAAATACGGCAGGCCAGAGCGCAGCAGCAACAACTTTTGATGCAGCAACAGCAGATAGCGCAGGCCGCCGATATTGCCAAGACAGCGTCACAGGCTAAGACTGGCGAGCCAAGCGCGCTTACCGATGTTTTAGGCGGTGGGGCAGCCGCTCCTATCGGGCTGAGAAATGGGGGATAAATGGACGATGACTTGACACAAGCGCAAAAAGCAACATTAAAAAGCGAAATATTTGACGAGCTTACAAAAAGGTACAATCAAGACTTGTCAGAGATGATGCAAGTACCTACTTTCCGCCGTATTATCAGCTACATATTTATGTCGAGTGGTATGTATAATGCAATCCCACATGGCAATAGCAAAGATATATTTGAAATGGGTAAGCGGGCATTTGGGATACAGATGAAAATGGCCATTGATAGCATCGAGAATCCACACCAGATGGCAGGGATGGAATTACGCCAATTGGCAGAGAGAGAATATACCGAGCTACAATTCGGCATTCACGATCACTTAAAAGGATTAATGGTAAAAGGACAGTCTAGGCCAAAGGGGGGATATCAAAATGGCAACAAAAAAGACAAATAAATCTCATCCCGGATTTGCAGCTGTACAAAAGAAAATCCAGAAAGAGGGATATAGCAAAAAGGCCGCAGGTGCAATCTTAGCCAATGCGACACGAAACGCCAGCAAGTCGGCGAAGAAAAATAATCCACGGCTGAAAAAGGTAAAATAACAAATACTAAAGCGACTATCTAATTGATAGCCGCTATTTTTATGCCCTTGCACAATGACATGGAATAGGGCACAAGGAGGATATTATGGCAGAAGAATTATTTAACACAGAAGGAACACCGGCAGCTGGCGAACCAGCAACAGAAGAAACGCCAGCAGTTGAAACAGGTGAAAGCGGCGAAGCATCCGTAGAAGGTACAGAAGGAACACCGGCAGGTGGCGAAGCGGCAGAGATTGCCTATTCTGATTTCACAGTACCTGAAGGCTTTGAAGCACCGAATGAGGAATTTCTAGCACTCACAAAAGAGTTAGGTTTAAATCAAGAATCCGTGCAAAAGGTCGTTGATTATTATACGGATAAATTTGTTCCGGGTGTGCAGCAGGCGTATGAAGCATCACAGAAGCAGGAAATTGAAAAACGAAATGCGGAATGGTCAGCACAATCCACAAAAGATATCGGCAAAGAGGGGATTGATCGAGCACGGTTAGCAATTAAGCAATTTGCGACACCAGAACTAACCAGTTTTTTAAATGAAACAGGTCTTGGCTCTCATCCTGTACTTGTAAAGCTCTTTGCTGATATCGGCAACAAAATGAGCGAAAGCACATTGATTACAGGTAAATCAGTCACACCAGATAAGCGTGCGGCTGATGTTTTATTTGGTTAATTTAATATTTGGCACTCACGTTGTGGGTGCTTTTTTAATGCAAAAATGGAGGTCATTAAATGGCAACAGCAAATGGCAATAGCAATGTATACAGCTTAAAAGATATACTGGCAGCTAAAGACCCTAATGGTCAGCTTGCGAAAGTGGCAGAAATTTTACAGCAGTCCAATACAATGGTTGAGGACATGCCGATGATGGAAGGATTGCTTGAAGTTGGCGATCAGATTACGGTACGTAGTCAGCTTGGCTCTCCTGGATGGAAACGTTTTAACGAATATGCATCTCCGAGTGTAGCAAAAACTAATCAGGTAACGGAATTAACAGGTCATATTGAAGATTGGAGCCAGATTGATTGTGATTTGGTTGATAAATCGGCTGATCCAGCAGGCTTTATGCTTCGTGATGCACGTCCTAAAATGATGGCAATGGGACAGGAAGTTGTATCGACCGCTATTTATGGCAATGCAAGTGTTGACCCCAAAACTTTTACCGGATTTATGCCCCGGTTGTCAACCCTTAATACAACGTATATGTCAGGCGATCCGGTTGTCCTGAATGCAGGCGGCACAACGGCAGGCGCGCAGGCATCTATTTTGCTCATCGGATGGGGCGAAGATTTGATTCATGGCATCTATCCTAAAGGCTCTACAGGTGGATTGAAATTTGATAACAAAGGGAAAGTAACGTCTGAACAAGACGGTAAATTCCTTGATGTGTACCGCTCTAAATTCTCGCAGGATATCGGCTTGGCTGTCCGTGATTATCGGTATATGGTGCGCATTGCCAATATTGATGTAGCATCTTTGTCCACCATCGGCACGTCAGCCGAAACAGCCGCTAATCTTTATACAATGTTATTGGATGCACTGTCCTATATCCCACATCCTGAACAGAGTAATCTTGTTATTTACGCTCCTCGTATTGTATGGTCTGCTATGTCTCGTCAGGCGGCTAAGTCAGGGAATGCTCCTGCGAATACCAGCATTAAAGATCGTGGGCTTATTTTTGATATTTTCGGTGTACCTTTCAAGCGTCAAGATGCAATGCTTGAAACGGAATCCGTTATCGCATAAGGAGGATATACCATGCAAGATAAACTTTTACTGCTCAGCGAAAAACAGGCAATTACAGCGGCGGCGGCATCTGATCGTGACTGGGAAAC